GACTGGACGAGATTCGGGCAGCTCTATGGGGAATGGAAGTCGAAGAACATCACAGGCAGGGACTTTATGCGGAGAATGGGATTGTCGGCTAATACCTTCTATCGCCGTGTCAGAGAGTATGAAGCGGAACACGGAATAGCAGAGCCGACCTCTGCTTGACAGCACTCTCAGACGAACGGAAACGCCCCTCAGAGCCGTCCGAGCCTGCGGAGCGAAAAACTAACCGTCTGAAAAGCAAAGCCCTGAGAAATGCTTGTGTGAGCAAATCTCAGGTCTTGGTGAGTTATTCAGTTCCAAAAGGGTATGCTGTCATTGTGGCGCGCGCCATAATGATGAAATGGGCTTGTACGGAACGGTTTGCAGGTGTTCCAATAGACTACGGGCTAATGATACAACACCGTTCTGCTTTATGTAAGCGACATGATAAAGTCCTATCGCTCAAACGTTCTGCCGAACGACCCTATCTCAATGAGATTTCCCTCTGGGTCAGCAATATAGCAAGTACGCTGTCCCCACGGTTCCGTGGTCGGCTCTAAAACAGGCGTTGCACCCTTGCTGACAACATCACGAAAAGCTGCATCGACTTCATCAAAGGTGTCCACATACAGTGCGATTTCGGAATGACCGTTGAGACGGTAGTTCTATTGTCCAAACTTCACTCGAAACAACATATCGACATAGAATTGAATACTGATGAGCTTGATTTGACTGCTTCAGAGAGCAAGGCAACCTATGATGAGATTAAAGCTTATGTGAAGGAACACTCTGGTTTGTCGGTATCTTCTCTGTATATCGCGCAGGTAAAAGAGAAATGTGGAATTATTGAGCGTGAGAATTACAACAAGGCTAAAACTGAGGACACTAAGCAGCCTAAATGTCCGAAGGATAAGGAAGAGGCTATTATGGATGCGTTGACGTATTTTAAGATGATATAAAATAGTGACCGCCTATAAGAAATAATTCTTATAGGCGGTCATTTTTTTGTAATTGCTTAGTTTTAAAAACAGTTAAGACAAGGCAACGCATATCGGTTGTTGGGCTCACGCAAGGCAAAAATGGGTAGAGTGTCTGCCCAAAGGAATTGAAAAGCTCAAAAGCAGCTCAGGCATTTGAGCTTATTGAACAGTTTTTTTCAATTGAAAATGGTTTTGAAGGTATGCCTCAAAATGAAATTTACACAACAAGGCTTAAAAAAACGAATCCTTTTGTCATTGGTCGTAAAAACTGGTTGTTTTCCGACACGGACAATGGCATCATACCTTGATTTAACCTTTTCGTATCGTTCCACCAAACCATCATAGCGTTTCTGATAATCCTCCTGGTTCTGTGCGGTTCTCGCATTCTCCGCCACACAGCTTTGGGTCAGTTCCACAACAATTTCCATCTCGCTGCGAAGTTTGTCCTGTTCCTGCTCCAAAGTAGTGACATTGCAGACCGTCTGCCGTATCAGCTGAATGTTTTCTATGATTTCGTCTCTCTCGGTAATGAGGATATTCATTGCCTTGATAAAAGCAGCGATGATTTCTTCTTCCGTAACATGAGGAGTTTCGCATTTTCTATTCCCATCGAATTTATGGTTGCAGCGATAAATGACCCTGCGGTACTTGTCATTGGAATGCCAGACCTTGGATCCGTACCAACTGCCGCACTCGGCACATTTTATCTTGTTTGAGAAGATGCTGACTCCGCTGTACCTTGCTTCGTTTTTCTTGGAGCGTTTGGCAAGTTCCACCTGCACCAAATCATAAACGCTTGGCTCGATAATGGCTTCGTGGTTCACACCGTTTTTCCCATCCACGCCATTTTCGCCGTCTTTCCCTTTGAGAGAAGCAAGCCACTCTGCAAGTGTCCCTGTAAAACCATTCTCCACAGCAAGTTCATATGCAGATAAGCCGTCTTTTCCATCCTTGCCGTCTGCACCATCTTTCCCATGCTGCACTTCACCGATTTTCTGTAAAAGCTGTGTATACAAATCAGGCGTCGGCGGAATGGGAGAATCGGCATCCTCTCCCACAAATCCGGATGCACGAATATGTAGTGTCACCGGAACTGTTGTGGCACGCAGTCCGGATGTATTGTCAGCGTCATATCCGAATACGGATAGCTTTACCGCACCTGCATGAAGCTCCGCAGGCAGCAAACAGGACAGTCCGTCAGTGCAGAGCACACGGTTGTATGTTTCATCACATTGGGTAAACTGCACCACCTTGTGAAACTTCTTCCAGTCACCGTCAAATACAAATTTCAGTGTTACAAATGCAATCTGGTCGGAGGCAATCACTTCACGTTCCAGAATCTCAATTTTCTGTCCCTTTACAAGAAATTTCAGCATCATTCCTTCACCTCTTTCCATGTTTTCGTGCTTGTGACATATTCCATGTATCCATCAAGGCACTGGATTTTTGAAAGCGGAGATTCAATATCAACTGCATGGCTGTCCCAGTTTGTATTTTTCTTCACAGCGTTCCAATCAGCAAGAGAACCCTCATAAGTGATTGTGGTCAAAGATTCACAGTAATTGAAACAGCCGCCCACAATTTCCTTGACGTTTCGGGTAAGCGTAAGGTTTTTTAGTTTTGTGCATCGTACAAACATTCTGTCACTAATGACTTTGCCGCCATATCTCACCGTTTCAAGATACTGACACTCACTGAATGCCATTGCACCTACGGTTACCACAGAGGACGGAACGGTTACGGACTTGATTGCCGTTCCTGCAAATGCGTTTACGCCAAGTTCCGTGACACGTTCCGGAATCTTCAGTTCCGTTAAGCCATTAAGACTCTGATGATAAATATATCCATCAATATGCGGCAGAAATGCAGCCTTTTTGATTGCTGTAAGCGTTGTCGGAAGTGATACTGTTTTTAAGTTATCACAATACTGAAAAAGTCGTTCACCAATGCCTGTCACGCCCTCTGAAACAATAACTGACTTGATATTGGAATTATTCTGAAACGGTGACGGATTGCTGTCGGTAGAATAATCGAATGTTGCCCCTGTGCCTTTGAGGAGCAGTCTGCCGTCCGAATAAAGTACAAAATCCACGCTTTGACCGCATTTTCCGATAGAAACCACATCGCCTGTCATCTCATCAATTTTCAGCGTTAACTCGTTTATCTTTGTTGTCAGCTGACCGACTGTGATGTTGTAATCTTTTATCTGCGTCTGAATTTCTGCAAGTTGTGAAAGCATATCTGTAACCTTGCATTTGCCAAGAATACAGCGGACATATCCGCAGAAATTATTGTTTTCTCTGTAATCTGTAATGCTGAGTTCTAATGTGCCTGCATCAAGTCTGATAATGCAAAGGGTGAGATATTTCTTGTAATCTGTATTCTGAAATCTCGGTATTGCAGGATTGGTGGCAGGTGTTCCGGCGAGAATTTCAAAGCTGACATTACGGACGTTTTCAGAAGTGTTGCAACAAATTCCAACCGCCATATATCTCGGCAGGGATTCGTCCACATAGCGAGATAAATCATAGGTGTATGCCGTATCCGAAATGAAATAATGCCCCTGAATCCAAGCCTTTCCGCTGCCTATCGTCAGCTTCAACTTGTTTACAGACAGTTTGAAACACTGCCCGAAGTTGTCCTGAATTCCGTCACAGATAATACTGCCGAGATAGTCGTTGAAATTCTCAGCAGTATATGTTCTGTCAAGATTTTTAGAATTGAAAAATCCGAATGAAAATGCCATGTTAAGCCTCCTTAAATGTCGGTGTTAAATTTCTGCCGTTGTGGTCAAAGCTCTCGATCATTCCGACAAGCTGTATTTTATTCTGTCTGATTCCAAACCTATGATGTTCTACGGTGACAAAATCGCCAACAAAATAGTCCACACCGTATTGAAACTGTGTGGACTGCACTGCGATCTGTGATTCTGATTTTGTTTTTGTGGGTACAAGATTCTGCTTGCCTTTCTCTTTTAGAAGTTCCGAATATTCTTCCTCAGATAATGGTTTTGTTTCGCCATTTTCCTGTTCTTCGTCCGAGATGTCTTTTGCATCAACATACACCTCATATCTGTCAAGCAGGGCAGGTTCAGAATTTGTAAAACAAGTGGTTCTTTTACGCTGTTCACCCTCGCCCTTTCCAAGAACATAGGCAAAATTTCTCTTGACGGAAGTGTCTGTAAAGTAGGTGAAAGACAGCAGATTGTTGTAGCTGTCGGAGAACACAATATGCGGATTTTCCTTCTGCAATATGCTTCTGTCTTCGCCCTGCAACAGGTCAAAAATCATCTCATACTGTTCCTCTGCAATCTTACTCAGACGAATGTTTGCCGTTCCGCCGATTTTTTTGCAAATGGTGTACACCCATTCCATCAAATTATCATAACTGACCTGCAATTTGGTTTCAGTATCCCAGCAAGCACCTTGAATTTTTCCAAGTTTCAAGCCCGGAATCAGCCTGTTTCCGCTTGCTAAAGCGTTGTTTTCTACAGCTTTCTGAACGATTGCACCGTAGGAAGTTTGTGATGTAAAATTTAATGTGGGATAGATGATTCTGCGTTCAAGTAAGCACATTAAAAATCTGCCCTTGATGATGAGATAATCTCCATCTTCTGCATCGGTTTCAAGTTCCACGGATTCAATCAGTCCGAAATGTTCCCTGTCATCATCACGTCCCACAATTCTGCCAGTCTGAAAAATTTCAATATTTCGGGGAGATGCAGCAATGTACACTTCAAAAGCACCGCATTTGTAATATTCAATATCCCATAAAAGCGAAGAAAAACTGTCGCAGACAGCCTCAAGTGAAATATTCAGTTTATCATTCAAGACAGTCATATTGTAAATTTCAATCTGCATTTTCACACCCCTAAGTACGCATTTCGGTGTATCAGGCGAACTTTGATGCGGTTCAGTCCCTCCGATGCCGTCACATAAAATTTGTTTTCGCCCGTTTTCAGATTCAGCCAGGTTGACCCGGAAACAAGGCGGTTGATGATGTTGGTCACAACGCCCTCACGCTCCAGAAGAACGGTTTTGTTGCCCGTTTTTGTAGTTATGGTGATAACATCTCCCTTTTGAATATCGCCTGAAATCTGCATATATTCGTCCGTCAGAGCGTTGTAAATAGTCGGATTTTTCGCAGGTCCTCCGCTGATTTCAAGGGTGAATCCGACCTCATCACCGCTGTTATTGATGGTCATCATATCCTGCGTATTATATGCACCAATCGGAAAAGGCTCATCATTGTCAGGACAGACAAAATGAAATGCACCTCTGACACGGGAATATTCTGCAATCTGCGTTTCAGTGGAGTACCAGTAAATATCGGGACAGAGAATGGAAATCTGCCCATTGGTCAGCTTTTCAAAATTCTCCACCTCGCAGGTTTCCACAATACCCTCAGCATACACAGAAATATTTTTTGTGGAGTAGTATATCTTGATGTAGCGTGACGGCTTGACCACACGATATAGTTCATGCCTGCGAAGTTCCACATCAAAGCCACGCATCTGAAAGGTAATGACGATGTTCCGCTTTTCGATGAATGCGTTATTCAGATAGCTGCCGTTCATTCCTGCATAATTTGAAGTGCTGATTGTTCCTGTTGGCGGATCAAGTCCTTTGATTTTGGAGAACATATATCGGTTTGCAGTTTTGGACAGGCCGATTTTTTGACCTGCTTCGTTTTCAAGAATTAAAGTGTAGAACAAAATTTCACCTGCTTTTCATTGACAAAAAGATGATAATATGATATAATACTTCAAAATTGAACTATTCAAAAAAGAACAGGAGGACATATGAACTTCAGTATTGAAATCCCCAGAAAAATTTCACTTGCATACAGTAAAGTGTGTAAGCCACTTTGTAAAGAACTGGGTTTGTCGCAAACTGCATTTGATATTCTGATGTTTCTTGGAAATAATCCGAAATACAAAAATGCAAGAGATATTGTAGAGATACGCCATATCAAAGCAAATCTGGTATCGGTAAATGTTGAACGTCTGGTTCAGGAAGGCTATTTGACAAGACAGGCTGTAGAAGGTGACTGGAATGTGATATAATTGGGTATATGCTGTAGGGCGTGACAGCCCTATAAATCGGAATTTTACGCATTATTTTATAAAAAAGTATTGACTGTAAACCTTGTTTATAGTTTACGGTTATTCAATTAAGCAAATGCAAGGAGGAAGTTTTAATGACAATTAAAGAAATTGAAAAAGTTTTGGGGATTCCAAGAGCAACTGTGAGATTCTATGAAAAAGAGGGGCTCCTGGCTCCGTGCAGAACTGAAAATGGTTATCGGGACTATTCGGATGAGGATGTAAAAAAATTGAAAAAAATCATTATACTTCGAAAAATTGGTATGCCAGTGGAAGTCATAAATGATATTTTTGATGGGGCAAAATCAATGGATAAGGCTCTAGATGATAATATTCTAAGTCTATACAAAGAACTGGAGCAACTAAAAGGTGCAATCAAAATCAGTGAGAAAATGAAGGAAGACAACGTGGATATTGTGTCACTAGATTCAAACGACTATTGGGATATCATCGAAGAAGAGGAAAAACAAGGCAATTCATTTATGGATATTGCTAAGGACATTGTAGCTTTAGAGAAAGGCGTTATTTATAGTTATTTCTCGTTTACTGACGAAGACGGAAAGCCTTATGATTCTGTTACTAAGTGTATTCCAAAGCTATTCCTTATATTTTTGCTTGCGGGATGCATCAAGTGTATGATAGGAAAAGAATGGACCTTCGACAATTTCTTGGGTGGTATGCAAGGAATACTGTATATTATGCTTATAGAAGTTGTATTGAGTGTTCCACTTTATTTTCTTGGAAAGAAATTTCCATGGGTTAAGAAACACAGAAACTTAGTATTGACTATAGTGTGTATTGTTTTAATAGTGATTTTGTTAATATTAGCAAGTATGTTTGGTATATAAATTACACGTTATAGTTCTTAAGAAACTTCCAGTTTGCAGGGCAGAAACTCCGCCCCATTACTGTTTCACCGCATTCTTCGTAAGTCTATAAATCTCCAGCCGTGACAGTGATTTCGGGCTATTGTTGGTCTGATTCACTGTGCGGCTGTTGTCGTTTTGATAGTAATTGTTGACCACCGAATTTTCAGAAGTGCCGTTCATCATTGCCCCCGTCATGCCGTCAAGGTTGTAGTTTTGCTCGGAATTGAGCGAAAGTTTCATGGTATCCGCAACGCCCGAAACCGCCTTTGCTACGACCTTTTTGCTTTTATTGATGCCGTCTGCCAAGCCGTTCATGAAGTCCGGCATCCAGCTTTCAAAATCTGTCAGCGGTCCTACGTCAGGGACAGAAAAATGCAGATAACTGCGGATCGTATCGGCAATATTTGATACGCTGTCAGCAAGACTGCCGATCATACTTCTCAAGCCATCAATGATGTTGGAAACAATATCCCGTCCCCAGTTCCACGCATCTGATGCAAGCCCTTTGACATAGTTCACCGCATTGTCAAATCCGCCTTTAATCGTGGAGTAAATGCCGCTGATGACACTTGCAACAGAAGATTTCACATTGTTCCAGATGTTTGTCACAGTCGAATGAATTGTATTCATCACCGATGAAATTGTGGAAGAAATGCTGTTCCAGACGGAAGATACAGTATTTCGGATAGCGTTTACCACGCTTGAAACAGCACCGCTGATGGTGTTCCACACACTCGAAATAATAGAATGAATCGTGTTCATTGCACTGGAAATGAAACCTGAAATTGCAGTCCAGACGGTAGAAATCACGCTTGAAATGGTGCTTAATGTCGTTGAAATTGCTGTATAAATAGCATTCCATATTGTTTCAAAAAACATTTTAATTCCATCAAGCAGAGGCGTGAGAAATGCAATAATTGCATTCCATATAGTCTGTATCTTTTCCAAGATCCAATCCATTACATTGCTGATAATGATATGGATTGCCTGAAAAATGGTTTCAAACAGATATTGGAACGCCTCTAAAAGCGGAGAAATGAAGCTGTAAATCGCATTCCAGATACTTGAAATCGTGTCGTAAATAGTGGTGCAGACAGTTGAAATAACCGTCCATATTGCATTGAAAATGTTGGCAAAAAAGTCGTGAATACTGGTCAGGATTCCTGCGAAGAAATCATATACTGAAGTAAAAATCGTGACTGCTGTGGTATAGATCGCAGTCGCTATCGTTGTAAAGAACGCTGATATTGCATTCCAGATGTTTGTGAAAAAGTCAGCAACAGCTTGAAAAGCGGAACAGATGCTGTCCCATATTCCAACAAAGAAGTCCTTAATTGATGTCCACACTTCATTCCATGATGTTCCGAACCAACCGAGAAATACATCTGCTACACCTCTCAGCGTGTTCATTATATTGCTGAACTGGTTGACTACAAAATCCCAGATACCTGTAAAAATGCCCTTGATACCTCTCCAGCACTGTTCCCAGTTTCCTGAAAACAAACCGATAAATACATCAAGCACGCTCAGAATGGTATCCGTCACAAAGGTGAAAATATCCGAAATATGCTGAAATACGCCCTCAAACACAGGAGCAAGCACACTGCATAATCCATTCCACATCGCTTTCAGCAGTTCACCAAAACTCTCAAAATCAAATCCGAGAGCGTTGATTCGGTCAACAATGCCTGATGTCAGACGTTCAAAGGTAGACTTTATCTGTTCCCAGATGGAAAGAATGCTGTTTTTGAAGTCCTCATTGGTGTTCCATAGATTTACAAATGCTGCAATAAGTACAGCTATAACTGCAACGACAGCCACCACGGGTGCAGAAATACCGCCAATTGCAGCACCAAGCGTTGAAAATGCAGTCTTAGCACCCGCAATCATTGTCGGAATTTTTGAAATGAATGTCATCATACTTCCGATAGAAGAAAGCGTTTTACCCACCACAATCAAAAGCGGACCTAAAGCCGCAGCCATCAATCCAATTTTGATAATGGTCTGTTTTGTTGCAGGGTCAAGGGCATTCAGTTTGTCCACAAATCCCTGTATTTTGGTGATGATGTCACGGATAACAGGCATCAGAATTTCGCCAAAAGAGATAGCCAGTTCTTCAAGCTGTGACTTCAAAATGGTAAGCTGTCCTGCAAGATTATCCTGCATGGTTTCTGCCATTTGTAAAGATGTGCCGTCACAGTTTGCAATTGCTCCTGACAGCTTTTCAATATCCGCAGGAGCAGCATTCATCAAAGCAAGAAAACCTGACATTGCATTTTTGCCAACAAGGGATTGTGCGGTACTTGCTTTTTCGGATTCGGACATCTGGTCAAATGCTACTCTGCAATCCGCTAAAATATCAGAAAGGCTACGCATAGAACCGTCTGAATTGGTGGTTGCGATTTCCATTTCTCCAAAGGATTCAGAGCAGAATTTGACTTCACCTGAAAGTGCAGTCATAATGGAACGCATGGAAGTGCCGGACTGTGTAGACTTGATACCGGCGTTTGCCATTAAGCCAAGTGCTTCGGCTGTATCTTCGCAAGAAAAACCTAAAGCACCCGCAATCGGAGCACAGTATTTGAACGACTCGCCAAGCATAGATACATTTGTATTTGCGTTAGAACTTGCAGCAGCAAGCACATCAGCAAAATGACCGCTATCCTGTGCTGTCAGACCAAATGCTGTAAGTGCATCTGTTACAATATCTGATGTTGTCGCTAAGTCTTCACCACTGGCTGCTGCAAGATTCATGATGCCGTCAATACCTGACAGCATATCATTTGTTTTCCAGCCTGCCATTGCCATATAGTTCATAGCTTCGGCAGCTTCTGACGCTGAAAACTTTGTTTTTGCACCCATTTCTCTTGCTTTGTCACGCAAAGCCTGCAAATCATCACCCGTTGCACCTGATACAGCAGCAACCTTTGACATTGCAGAATCAAAGTCAGAGGCGGTTTTCACAGCAGCAGTTCCAAGAGCCGTCACACCTGCGGTAACAGGAAGAAGTTTTTCACCTGCACCTGAAATTTTATCGCCTGCATTTCGGAGGACTTGTCCTGCCTCACCGATTTTAGCAAGTTCAGAATTTGCATTTTTGGCTTCTGCTTCAAGTCTTTTCAGTTCATTTTCTGTTTCGACAATTTCACGCTGTAAGGCATCATACTGCTGTTGTGAGATGTCGCCATTTGCAAGAGCAGTATTTGCTTGTTCAGCCGCTGCTTTCAGCGTTGCAAGTTTATCCTTTGTAGCAGAAATGCTGTCAGCGAGAAGTTTTTGTTTCTGTGAGAGCAGTTCTGTGTTCTTGGGGTCAAGTTTCAGGAGTTTCTCTACGTCTTTTAGCTGTGATTGGGTGTTTTTAATATTCTTGTTTACACCCTCTAATGCTTTGGACAGCTTGGTCGTATCACCGCCGATCTCAACGGTGATGCCCTTGATTCTGTTTGCCACTGTGGTTTCACCTCACTTTTTTTGAAAAATAGGTTGAATTTATCCTAACTTTATGATATAATAAATAAAAAGGGGGTGTTCGTATGAACATTGATACAAACACAATTTTTTCTATGACCGAAGCAAACCAGAATTTTTCTATGGTTGCCAGAACGGTTGACCAATATGGAACAGCAATCATCTTTAAGAACAATAAGCCACGCTATGAAATACGGGTATTTGATGATACCGAAACAGATGAAACTGCATCTGATGAAGATGTTCTTGAAATTTCCAAAAAGTTATTAAAACGAAATGCTGCTGTATATAAGGAGCTTGCGAAATGATTCGTCTGACAAAACAACAAGTTATACTGCTTCATAGAGATGTCATTGCTCAGTCAGGAGGTTCACCTGAAATACGTGATGAAGGTTTACTGGAATCGGCTTTGAATGCTCCGTTTCAAACATTTGCAGGAATAGAATAGTATCCTACAATAATGGATAAGGCAGCACAGTTAGGATACAGTTTAATTAAAAATCACGCATTTGTTGATGGAAACAAGAGAATCGGAACTCATGTAATGCTTATTTTTCTAATGTTAAATGGAATTGATGTTGATTATGAAGGTGAAGAATTAACACGGTTGATTCTTGGTGTAGCTGCCGGAGAAATATCTTCTGAACAGTTATTAGCTTGGTTACAAGCACACATTTGTTGATTCAAAACGCATCAAAATCCGCCTGTCCAGCGACCTCATTCCACCCTGAATATTCATCATTCTCACGTTCCGTGAACATGTCGTTTATTAATCCAATCGTAAGCAAATCCAGCTCGGTCATAGAAAGACCGAGCTGTTTGCATCTCAGGAGAAAAAGAGGGGTTGTCATCGGGCGGTCAGTCTGGCGATGTTTTTTTTAGATTCTACTTGCGTTGCTGTGTTCAGTCCCCACAATTCAATAAGCTGAGGAAGAATTTCATAAATGCTGAATGTGTTGAACTGTTCCAAAAAATCATCAGGGTTGTCGGGAACATTGGAATCAGCGTGTTTTGCCATGATATATGCGATATTTTCAAAGACTTCAAGACTTTCAATTCCGATTTCGCTTTTGTTTTCATCGCCCTCAGTGACTTCAGTTTTCAGTGATGCAAAGTCCTTATAAATATCACGTCTGAATTTCAGACGATACAAACGTGGAACTGCCGCACTTGCCTTGAAAGGAACTTCAATACCATCGATTGTAATATTCTTTTTAATAGCCATGCTTTACCTCCTTAAGATGTTTTGGCGGAAGATTTCACGACCGTATCAGGGTTATACGGCATCTTGAACCAGTTGTTGTAAACCGCTTCTGTAGTACTTTCTGTTGTCTTGGATTTCACAAGACCTGTCGGCAAAGGGGTAGCCTTCAGCGACAGCTTTTCCGTCTTGACTTCCGTGCTTTCCTCTGTTGTTGCAGATTCCGTTGCAGGTCGAGAAGCAGAACAGCAATACATCACGTGTCGAATATGATGCTTATCGCCTAAGAACTCAAACATCAGTGCAAACTGAGCAAGTTCCGTATCATTCTTTTCCACCAGAACGCCGTTGCTATCCAAAATTTCGCCTAAGATCTCAGTTGCAAATTCTGTCGTAATAAGAGCAATTTCAAGGTCACCTGTATATCCTGCATTGTTGTTGATGACATAATAAACGCCATTGTCCGCATAAAAATTTTCTGCCTCGCCGTTTGCTTCAATAGAAAGCGATACAGCACCGGGGAGATGTTTTGACGGACCGTATGCAGGGACAGTTTTGTTGCCGTCAGGATCTTCACCCCATTCATTGATTTTTGCCCAGTAGACATTCTGCAAACCGAATTTAACCTTGTTTTTCTTGTTCGCCATTGGTTATACCTCCGTTTCATACAGTACTTCATAGAGTTTTTCGGACTCTATCCATACTTCCGATTTTGTGTAATAGATTTTATGACGTTTCAGAACCTGTTCAACTTGCTTTTCCAGTTCAGGATTCTTCACATCTGTATAGAGTTCAATATCCAGCATTTTAAAGCTGAAATACATGGAGTTATCCGCCGAAAATGTATTTTCTCCGGGGGATAAAAACAGCAGAAAAGGCGGTTCAGGACTTTCGCCTTCGGCAAAATGATGGTAGGCGAAAGGCAGCCCCATCTCCTGCATCATCTCATTGATTTGTTCGTAAGTCATGACAACGCCTCCACGATCAAATGTTCTAACAACTGCACACCGTTTTCTTCTGCAGGAGCAATGTGCGGCTTGCCGGATACACGACCACCGCCACGCTTGGCATGGCTCTTGATGTAATCTGTGTAATATTCCTTCTGTGCCACAATACTGGTCTGCTGTTCTTCCTTGCCCGTAGAAACACGAGCATAGGCAGCAACTCGCTGGATGAGTTTATCCGTTCTTTTAACAGCCGTAAGCTGTGGCAGGTTCTCCACCTTCTTGACAATTTTATCGCTCACCGACCGTCACCCCATCTCCGATTTCTTTTCTGACCTCAACCGACTGAAACGGCGGGTGGTAGTATTCCAGTAATTTATCCCAGACCTTCTGCATTTGTTTTTCTGTAAGTAAGCCATCGTGGTAAAGACAGCCAAGCAGCATCTTTGCCAAACGGTAATCAACTTCATTTTCAAGCATTGAAAAGACCTCCTATTCCGAGTTTGTAACATACATCACTCTGAAAGGCAGAAAAGTCAAGGGGTATGTGCAAAGACTGGTAGGTCTACACAAATTACAATCGTTACAACATTAAACCTTGCAACGATAGCTCTTTGCTATCGTTAATACCGTATGCAAAATCCGCCTGTTTTCAATGCTACCGATGCTGCCATTTTTCTGTTTCCGGGCAAAAAAATAAGACCCTCTCTCATGGGTCGTTCTCAAAAAGCCTTATTCTATGGGATTTTCACACTTGCACCCAATGGTTATCTTGTATCAATCACGCTACTGCTTTCTCGCCAATGCTTTGTCCTAAATCTGGATTTACTATTTCAACAATAAAATCTGTTAATGCTCTCGGAGTGTAAAACTCACCGCCATCACGTTTACTGTCTTGTAAATCTTTGAGCATTCCCTCGTACATATCTCCAAATTCGTGAGCCTCAGTGTAATCAGTGAAATCTACTTCGTTAAAAGCGTTAATCATCTGACGGAGTTTTGTACCGTCTTTCATATAGTTTGCAGCATCTTCAAATATGTATTTTACTATGCGTTGCTTTTTAGGGGTATTTTCATCAATAGGAAGTTCCTTTAGTGTTCTAAAAAGAACATTATTGACAAAGCAAATTAAATCATCACCTGTAAGTGCAGTGCCATCTTGATGGTCTTCTGCCCAATTTCTCCATTTAAGATTATTAGGTATAATTGATGAATAATACTCGGTATATTCCCACTCCTCTTCCTTAGCATCGTATATTTTAAGAAAAATCATCCAGACTATTTGGCGTAGATACTGTACTTTCCCCGAGAGGTCATCTCCTCTCATAATATTTTCTAATCTCTTTATAAGTGTTTCAAATGACATTTACATTTCCTCCCGAGAATAAAGCTCTTTAATTATATTAGATACTATTTCTTGACACTTGACTTTTCCACCTAACAATCGTACTGATTTTGTCAAGCCTCCGAATTGATTAAAGTTTGGTAATTTTAAAACATCTTTTCGTTCAATAGCAAATATATCGCCATTAATATACACTAAAAGCAACTCATCGACAATCTTTTTTACAATTGTAGATAGTGATTCATAAGCAGTTGATTGTTTGGCTATTTCAGTACGTTCAATTTTTAATTTTGCATCTGTTCCATAAGCTACCATACATATAATGTCGTAAATATCTACATCTTTTCCGACTGTTTCAAAAAATTTTGAAAAATCAATCCCTCGTTCTTCAAAATAATTATTGATTTCTATTTTACTAAAATTGACCCATGCATCGTGAAAGTCAGTTTCTGTCGGGTACTTTTCTACAATGATTTTTTTAA